GGCAGTCTTCCCCACCAGCAAGTTACCGCTGCTGTCGATACGCATACGTTCGGAGTAGTTCGTGCACCAGACGTGCGGGCCGCTGTTGGCGGAATAGTTAATGGACCCTGCACCGCCGAAGGAACCGTAGCTACCATTGCCGACCCAAATTTGGCCCTTGGTGTTTGTGCCATCGGTGAACGAGAAGCCAGTAAAGCCCGTGGCGTCGGTATTTGTGATTGTCTCTTGGATAGACCCACCCGCCGCAGCCCCACTAAGATGCAACTTGGAAGTCGGCGAACTCGTACCAATCCCGACGTTGCCGCTGCTGTCAATGCGCATACGTTCTGAAAGAGCGTCCGCAGAGCGCGTATAAAACAGCATTGAGCCGGTGGTTGCGGGGTTGTTAAGTATGGCCCCGATAGCAGCGCCCGGAGTTGGGGTTGTTCCATTAAGAGAACCTATCCCAACATAATTTGCAGCATCGCCAACAGAGGCGACGTTTACGTTACGATAGAAACCAGCAGACTGAACCCCGCCGACAACATCCAGCTTTGTCGCAGGCGAAGTCGTACCAATCCCGACGTTGCCGCTGCTGTCGATACGCATACGTTCTGTCGTACCATTACCGCCATCGACACCGAACGTCATTGCCGTACCGTTCTGCCCAACCCGGCTGGCCCCATCGGCGCTGTCAGTGAGTTGGATATAAACAGCATTTGTATCTAGCAAATGTAGTTTTGCTTGTGGCGAACTCGTACCAATCCCGACGTCCGCACCGTTGTCGTACACCACAGACGCGCTGGCGGCGGAAGTTCCATTACCTTTAACCAGATAGCCAGAGGTGAGTGAAGTTGCTCCTGTGCCGCCCTTGGCGACGCCTAACGTCGTGATCGTCGGCTCTTTAGCGTTAAGCTGCGTCTGGATGTTTGAAGAAACAGTGTCCAGATAGCTTAGTTCGGTTGGGCTGATCGTCGCGCCATTGGCGGATACGTTGCCCGCTACAGTCAGGACTTTGCCAGAGCCGACGTTAACGCCAACGCTCGTGCCAGTGCCGTCTGCTTTGAACAGAGCGTCAATAGTATCAAGGTCCGTATTGAGTTTCGTCCCCCAAGTATCGGCGGATGCGCCGACTTCAGGTTTCGTTAATCCAAGGTTTGTTGTGGTTGTATCAGCCATTTAAGTCCTCACGCAGCTTGCTGCCATATTTCTGCTGTATCAGAAATTGGCGTCCATGTCTCGTTAGTTATTGATTGCGGTGTCCAAGTTTCTGCAATTACTTCAATCGGTGTCCAACTTTCCGAAGTATCGGCCACCGCATCCCACGTTTCTGGCGTGATTGGCTCCGGCTCCCACTTCTTTGTGGCGTTGATCGTGACGCTAGATTGGGCATTACAGACAACAGATGTCGGCGTCTTGCGAACTACAGACACGTTTGTCGATGAGATTGCGTTCGTCGTGATCTTGACAAGGAACACGCCTTGCAGAGATACAGTTACGCTTGCAGTGGCGTTTGAAACGCAAGAAGCAAATTGAACGCGGGTTGCTGCCACGGATACACTGGCCGATGCGGTGGAAGTCACAGCGGCGTTCTGGACACGCCTAACCGTGACAGACGCGCTTGAGGTAGCGTTGGCCGTGACTACCGCGAGGTTAATCTTCTGTGCGGTGACAGTCGTCGAGGATGAGGCTGTGTCGGAGACAGCAGCCAGCAGGATACGTTGCGCGGAGACGACAGCACTAGACGCAGCATTTACGGTGATAGACGCCTCTTTAGGGTCTATCCCGTAATTACCGCGTCCGAATAGACCGCTGCCGTAGCCAGCCATCTACTTAGTCCAGATTGATGTCGAAGTCGCCCGCAGGAATACGGAGAACGTCACCGCTTGCAATCGTCTTGCTCGTGGTCAACGGACCATAGGAAAGCATGTTGCCGCCGGAAACAGCGTCAAAGACCGCAGCGTAGGTTACTGTTCCCCATGATGCACTCGCAGTCGGAAACTCAACAGCCGCCGTATTGGACGCTTGGTTGGCCGTGACGGTAAACGCAATCGTCTGCCGAGCGTAAGAGCCGCCTGAGACTTCCGTCCCCGTGTTAGCCTCACCCGGATCGGACGTGTACAACCCGACATACAGAGTAGCAGGCGCGGTGTACGGCACTGCGCCAAACACATGGCCGAGAACCTTGTTCTCAAGATAATTAGAAAAACTCATCCGAAAGTCCTTATCCGTGCTTTAAGTTTAGACGAACCAATACGAGCGCGCTCGTCGGCGATGCGCATATCTTCTACCAGTTTTTCATACAGAGAAGTCCAGATGGCTGTGCGTTCATCTTCCTTTAAGTACGGCGCGGACTGAGCCAGCGTGCCGTATAGGTAGATGTCTGGGCTTTCAGTCAAAAGCCAATTAGTCGGCGCTGCGTCAGACAATGCAGGCAACTTGGCGTAATAAAGAAGTTCTGCGTCGTAAGACCCGTCGGGTTGTGGCAGAACTTCGAACTGCTGGCCAACGGTTGTGAAGAACATCGGTTGGCCTGCGGAACTGTAGCTTTGGCTGTCTTCAAGAAGCTGTTCCGGCGTAACGTAAACCAGCGGAGTAATAGGATTTGTGTTCAACTGGAACCGGATTGTTTCTTTCCAGTCAGCAGGAACAGCAAAGTACGGCGTATCCATAGTCGCGGTCGCCCGCGCCACCATCTTACGGTGACGGATTTGGCGAGACATCTGCGCTTCAGCAAGCGAGATGAAGTTTGGAATAGCAGCCGTCAGATCAGATCGGTTGAGCCAATCGGCGACTGAGGTCTTCAACTCTGAATACGTCGTAATCGCCATTAGACAGTCCCCGGCCTTGTGCGGAAGTAACGATTGTCAGGATCGTTCAACCACTTCTTCATCGCCTCTTGGTCTTGTGTGATACCTTGGCGTTCTAGTTCATAATACACTGAAATAGGGATGCTGCCAACCTTTGTCCATTCACCCCAGCGTTCCGGCGCGTCTATGTATTCGCGCTTGTTCTGCTCAATGATTGCCGAAACGTCTTGCTCTTTCGAGATGATCGCTTCGTCCTTTTCGGCATCGTAATCGTAAAATGTTTTGACGCCTGTGAAAGCATCATCGTTGATAAGGCGTTTAGTCATAAAACCCTCAATAGTTAGATGAGGGGGCACTATGCCCCCTCACCCAAATAGACCTTCTTACGAAGTGGTCAAGTCGGCTACGATACCGTGCGCAGCTTGGCTGTTTACCTTCAGGCCATACTCAACAAGGAGCAAAGCCTTCTCGGCGTCGCCGGTTTTCGCCAAGTCCATTTTCTGGATTGGGCGAAGAACTGCCAACGATGCGTAATCAGGATCGACTACGAACGCATCACGGTCACGCTGGAAGCGGTTAGGAACGATGTTGACCGTACCAAAGTCAGACACATAAACGTCGGCTGCGCCGATGATCTGCGCCTGCTGGCCAGCAGGAACGTCACGGAACTTCGTGGCGATACCGGCGAATGCAGAAGCGGCGGTCTTATTGAAAGGACCAACCATCAACATCTTTGGCGTGCCACCCGAAGTCCAGACCTGCTGGATTACGTTCTTCAGAAGTGCTTCTGTGAACGCACGCTGCGTACCATCGGTACGAGCAGCAGTTGGGGTCGAGCCAACAGTTGGGTTCGCACCGCCTGAACCGAACGAGGTGTTCGAGGTCAACCATGCAGGCAGACCAGCAGTACGACGTGCAGTGGTGGTGTTACCAGCGACCGAAGCTTGGTTTGCAAGAAGAGCGGCTTCCATGTCGCGCTTCAGTTCCGAACCCAGCTTGGCAAGCTGATAGGTCATTTCGTTACGACGACCAGCCTTATCGACTGCTTCAAGCGTACCGGAGATTACGACGTTCTTCGTGCTGATCTGCGTGTAGTTACCAACGCGAGCGGTTGGGCTAACAGCAGTGAACGAAGAAATGTCGTCACCTTCGAGTGCGGCGTTAGAAGCTGAAGCCGCAGCCAAAGCGTCGGTCTGCCATTCGAAGTAGGTGTTCTTGACGCTCTCGCGGCCGATGTTCGAAATGAACGGGGTTTCTTCTGGCGAGATGTTATAGATAACGTTCGACAAGTCTTCACGAATACCGATAGCGGAGTACCGGGTAAAAGTATTTGCTACAATAGCCATTAGTTCACATCCTTATTAAATGAGTTTATCCAAGAGGGCCGCCGCATCTGCGACACGGCCCGTACGCGCAAGGCGCTGGGACGCTTTCGTTACATCGGAGGAACGCGTATTGACTTGAGTACCTGAAGAACCGGGGCGAACGATCCGGGCAACCTTTCTTGGCTGTGCCTTCACTTTTTCCACTTTCTTCGAACCCTTATCAAACATCATAGCTTTGCGAAGGATTGACACGTGACTGGCTTGGACAAGTGCGCTTAGGTCGCGTTCACTAAACCCGTTGTTCAAAGCCCATTCACGAAGTTCCTTAGCTTCGCTTTGCATTGTGCCTTCGTCTTTCCATTCAGGAATTACGTCGGTGAGTTTGGCGCGCTCTGACTGAACAATGTCAGCCAATGCCCGCTGTTGCTCTTTGCTCATCTCTTCCGCAATCCGCTGCTGTTCAGTATTAATAGCCTGAAGTTTAGCGGCTCGTTCCTGACGAGACTTATTCCAATGCCGTTCCAACCGCGCCGCCTCAATGGGGTCTTCGTTATAAAGATTGTCCCAATCAGGCTCAGCTTCGGACTGTACCTCAAGTTGCGCTTTAAGCGCCGGTAGCAGTTCCGCGTATTGAGCGCGTTCCATACGGATCGCTTCGGCTTCGCCATGGAACGACTTGCGTTCTTCAGCTAATGCCTGAGTTTTCCGTGTGTAATCCGAATAACGAGAATAACCTTTCCGAAGTTCGTCAAGGGTGACTTCCGTTTCTTCACCGTCAAGTTTAACCTTGATAGTTAGATCGTCAGGAAGTTCCTGTTCGATAACCTCTTCTGTGTCGTTCTCTTCATCTCGGTCGAACTGTTCGTCTTCATCTTCTTCCGAGTAATTCTCGGCTTCAGTTTCTTCCGCGTCGTCCTGAGCCTCTTCAGGCTCTTGCGCCTCGTCCTGATCTTGGTTGTCCTCATCCGGGCCAAGCAGTTGGTCGATGGCTAGTGTTGCTTCGTGGAGGCCGATCCCTGCACTGGGGTTGCCGACTTGTTCCGTCATATAGCACCTTCTCTATTAAATGTTAACTCCTTGATTTGGCGACTAGGACATCGTCAAGAATTGCCTGTAGGCGGGCTTTCAAACGCTCAAGTCCTTTGAGCGTGTGAAACATGTCAGAGCGTCCGCTGTAGTCAGTATGTGCCGACATACGCCACTCTTCAAAAATATCTTTTTCCACTTGGGCAAATGCCTCCTTGAGAATGTCATCCTCAAGAAGACGCTTTGCGTGGTTAGCTTTTGTAATAGGGTCCATTATATCAACGGCTCGTATCTAGGGTTAGTCGCCATAATCGGCTGTGCTTGGGGGACAGCAGGGGCCGAAACCGCAGAATTAAGAAGGCCGTACCCCGGCTGGAAGAACATAGCTTCCGGACCAAAACCGTACCGCTCATAATCCGCGATGTTTGGGTTGGCGCGCATATCTTGACCTGTGCCTAAACCTATGTTTGTGCCTGTACCAAATGGGGATACATACGGCGTTGTCGGGCCTGTGTCGCCACCGCCCGCCAAAAGGTTTTTCAGAAGATCAGCTCCGACACCACCGATGGATATGAGTTGAGGTAGGGTCAGACCAGTACCGAGAACGCCATCCTTAGTAGAAGGAGTTGTGCCTGTCGTTTGCGCTGGCGTAAGTGCACCACCTGTTATTGCGGGCAACGCGGTTTCAACGCCGACTATTGGTGCGGGGGCGGCTACTGCCTTTGGTGTGCTGACAACGATTTCGCCCGTGGCTTGGTCAACGCCGTTGACGACGTTTGAACTTGCGCCGGTTCCAGTTCCGCCCAAAGCGGACACTGCCGGATAAGCCGATGCAAGCCCTGCGGCAAGAGCAGCGGTTTGCGCGGCGGTTAAACCCCCAGTTAAAGCCCCTCCGGTAACAACGATTGGGGCTACAGTTGAAGCGGCCGTGGCGGCAGGAACCGCTGCTGCTACCGCTGGCGCGGCTAAAGCACCAGTAGCCGCAGCGCCGCCAGTGGTAGCGCCAGTAGCCGCACCTGCACCAGTAGCGGCAGCGCCACCACCGGCTGCTTGGCCGAGAAGAGCGCCACCGCCAAAATACGCACCCGCCGCGAGGGCTATTGGGGTAAGTGCAGGTATAATAAAATCTTTAAATACGTTGTTCGGCATGTCGCCCGCAACTACAACCCCACGTGGATCACCGGGAGTGGAAAGGTCTAGATACGCACCCGGCATTTTTTCGTGCATACTCGTAATGCCAGTTTGGGGGTTTGCATCGTACAAACGCCAGTCGGCGTTCTTACCTTGCGTGGCACTTAAGTTGTTTGCAATTTCCTGTATTTTTTGGATTTCTTCAGGTGTGCTGCCTTGGGCGAGTAGCGTACCAGTCTTGTTATCAACCAGCGTATAGTTGTGGCCTGCATACAGCCCCGTCGTCGTAGGAGCACCTCCGGCTACGCCTTGGCCGTTTCCAAATTCAAGATAGTTATTTATCGAGAACGGCGTTGGCGCTAGGTTCTGCGAGGCGATGATCTGTTCCCGCTGCGACGGGTCGCGTCCGGGTGACACTACTGCCGCAAGCTGCTCAAGCGTCAATGGTGCGTTCGCCGCAGGTGCAGCCTGTTGCGTCATTGGTTCCGCCGTAGGTGCGGAATATCCGATGGCATCTAAAAGTCCCTGTAGTTCCGGATTATCAGCGTAATAATCTTCAAACATTACATCATCCCTTCTGGGGGCATTTCAGGTTGCATCGGCATTTGCGCTTGCTGAACTGCTTGCGCCATCTGTGCGTTCTGCGCGGCCTGTTGGGCCTGCACCGCTGCACGATCCATCTCGCCCTGCTGGCGTAAGAACTCACGATCACGCTGCATCAACGCTTCGATGTTGGCGGTGTTAACCTCCGTGCCGTACTTGGCCTCAATCTCGGCTGCCTTAATCATGAGATCGGCGTCGAGTTTATCGCGCTCACGGTCGTCCTTGCGCAGCATCTCTTCGCGCTGCAACTCAAGTTCGGCTGCCTTCTTCTGGATGTCAGCGCGGATTGCTTCCATCTGAACCTGCGACAACATCTCTTCTGGTGTTGGCTGCGGTGGTGCAGGTGGTGGTGGAGGTGGCATCATGGCTGGGTCTTTGAAGAATACAGTTGGGTCTTTGTATCCAGCCAGCGCCATCATCTGAGCCAGCGTATTGTAGTAGCCCTGCATGTCAACCAGAGGCGCACCCATCTGCATAAGCATCTCTTGCTTGGCAGCGACTTGGCCTAAGAACGCCATCTTCTCTTCGTTGCTACCAGTACCGATAGCGACGTTGACGACGACATCCATGCTCGTGTCCCACACACGCGGGTCAATCGGCACGAACGTATTGCGCAGACGCACCATGCGCGGAGCATCTTGGTTTTTGGCGATAAGCTGCATCGACTTGCGGAACAAACCCTTCATGCCTGTCTCAGCAAAGATACGGCAGATCAGTTCGATATGTTGCGCCGCAGCAGTAATCGTGGCTGCGACCGCAGCGCGTGTCGAGGACTGAAGTGCGTTTGCATCAAGGCCAGACGCGGCTTTGGAAATACCTGTGCGGTTCTCGCGCAGTTCGTCCATATACTGCAACATCGGAAATGCTTGCTGTCCGACGAACGGCATCGTGAATGGCTGCACCATACCCGGTGCGCGCATACGGATGATGCCACCAACTTCGGTGTTCATCACGTCTTCGAGATTGACTTGGCCTTCGACAACACCCGTGCGTGGGTGGATTGATTGAGCCAAGCTATCCAGCGTGTTGCGCAGGATATTCGATTTGATAAGCTGAATGTCCATCGTCACGTCGGCAATCGACATACCGAAGAATGTGTGCGGCTCTGGATCAGGGCAGAAGTCTACAAACGGAATGAAGTCGCAGGCTTCGTAGTGAAGTATCTTGTTGGCTGTGCCAGCGACGCAGACGCGGCAAAGTTCCGCGATCCCGTCGCCGTCCATGTCAACATACACATAGCCCTCAATGTAGAGGACTTTACGGGATGTCGTATCTGTACGGCCAGTGATTTGGACAAACGCTTGCGGGTTACGGTCGAAGGTTTCTTCGTTGCCACCAAAATCATCCAGCGTTTCGAAGCCAAGGTCTTGAACCTCGTCCCACTCGTAGCCCATCTTTACAAGATCGGATACGGTAACATAACGACGGTGCGCTACAAACTCGGCGGTTTCAATAGAGCGTGCACGGCGGTCAATCAGGAACTCTTCGGGCGGTACGGACTGAACGCGTAAGCGGCCCTTTTCAACGGTACGAACAACAGAGCAATCGTAGGTTGCGGGCTGGGTTTGGCCCATCATACCCATCGGCGTTTCGACCATCGTTTCGCCGTAGGTGATCTCTACGTCCTTAACTTCGACGGTAGGATCGGACTGAAGGACCGAGAACGTAGCTTCATCCAGACCCGTGAAGTAGTGGGTCGTGACATCTTTTTCGGTATCCCACCATACTTTCATGATCCCGTTCTTACGGATCAACGCGTCCTTAAATGTGGAGTAGCATTCGTTGAATAGATTGTTGTCACGTGTCAGGCAGTAGTTGACGTAATCCGTCGCTTGCTGCGCGCTCTCAATATCCTCCGGACCGTTCGGCGCGAACTCAACGACGTTGTTCGCCGCAAAAAATACTTTCATGATCGACGGCATCATGGCCTGTACAGTATCCCGTACATCCATAGACATTGCCTGCGACCGGCCTTCCTCTTCGTTGCCGAAAGGTTCGCCCTTATAGTACTGGCCCGCAAGCGCACGCTCCGGCGAAATCACATCGTCGATATAAGATTGAGCGTCGTCAATCTCGGCGGTGATAATGTTCTGAAGTTCTTCTTCAGATACAGGCTCTTCTACCTGCTCATCTTCCATATCTGGTTCTTCAATGGAAACTTCTGTACCGTCAGGAAGTTCCATAGAAGTTTCATCGGACATATCTTCGCTGTCGTCGTTTTCCGAGTTGGCGTTGGGAACCCCGGTGTCTTGATACATACCTTGGTTCTTAGCCATGTCGGCCTTACTCGGCTTACGGTTATTGCGATATGCCATATTTTAGCCTTACTTCTTTTTGGACTTGCCAGCTTCGGACAGGGCAATAGCTATAGCCTGTTTGCGCGATTTAGCCAAGGGAGCCTTTGCAGGGCCTTTGGGATTTACACCAGCGTGCAAAGTGCCTCGCTTAAATTCGCCCATAACCTTGGCTACTTTCTTGTCGGCTTTAGTAGGTTTCTTCATTTCTTTTTACCCTTTGCAGTTTTCGCAGCAGCCTTAAATGCGGCCGCAGTAGGAGCGCCCTTCGTTCCGGGCTTACGCATCTTTTCGCCAGAACCAGCTTTGATCCGTTCCTTCTTGGCTGCGATGTTGCTGTACAGACCCATCTTCATTTTTACTTCCCCTTGTTTCGGGCAGATATTGATTTGGCTTTGGACTTCGCGTCTGCTTTAGATGACGCACCCCACGCTTGCAAAGATAAGAGAAGGCGGGTTGGTTCGCCTTTCGCATTACGCTCCGGCCCCGGCATGTTTCCCATACGTGCTAAGAATGACGCCCTCCGTGGATTATCCCCTGATTTAACAGGCGCTTTCAAGTTGGCCCCTTCGGTCTTCTTGAAGTGGCTGCGGCCCGCTTCATTGAGGCCGCCCTTCGGATTTTGAAAACGCTTCGCAACCATGCAATCAAACCTATTTCTTTGGCGTGTACGCGCCACGTTCACTCAGATACACGATGGCCCTGTAAAGAACAGTCGTATTCTCTTTTGCGTGGCCTAGTACCAAATTACATCCCGAACACAGTATACCGCGAACCTCACCCGTCTCATGGTTATGGTCAACAACAACCGGTCGTTTTCCCTTATACGCTAATGTGTCAGGTATTTCTACCTCACAAATAGGACAAATAGAATTCTGATTGGCGATAATGGTTTGATATTCATCGACACTAATTCCGTACCGCCGTTTGAGATTGCAAGCATGGTAGTAATCTGGACGTGAGGATATGAGGCGACGTTGGTCTTCGATCAAGCACGGCTTGCAGGCGCGGCGGTAAGAATAGAATTTATCTACCGGTCTTTCTTCACCGCATTTCGGACAAGTCTTTGTTTCCACAAGTACGCTCCCTTTGAGTACCTATAGCTTATAATTTATAGAAAAGCAAAAAAGAGGGGTGGCGGCGTTCTAAACGAATGGAGTAAAGTCGTTTCGTCGCTATTACCGGCATTGCCGCGCACACCCCTAGTCACCCGTTATGCCCGACAGGAGAGGGAGAGGAAAACCTGCCGGGCAAGACAAATATATCACATCATTTATTTATGTCAAACTACGCCTTTAATATTGCGCCGTAAGGCCCCGGACTTATTGGCCATCGAATATCCGTGCATGATTGTTGATATATCGGTGGCCAGACACAGGCACAGGGCGTCCGCTTTATCTGGCGATGGAAGTCCGCGCTTCTTCATGCTCTCCTTACTCTCCACCTGCATCTTACCCGATGAGGTAAAGGTGTATCGCGGCGACGCCAACTCGGCGAATAACTGTTCGTCCTTCGGTATCTTCACGTCACGGTTCGCCAGCCAGCCTTTGCATTTGAACCACAACTCGGCGCGTAGGTTGGCGTAAGTCCCTTTCAACGCAGGGCTTTCGGCCACGTTGATCCCGCGTGCTGGCAGACCCAGTTCGCGCAAACGGTCAAGGACACCAGCCCCCAGCCCAATACTATCGACCAATATCTCGACTGGCTGTTCCGATGGCGTTAGCGCCTCAAACTCAGCTACGACTGCGCCGGTTAGCTGCATCAAGTCCAGACCTTTCCAAGTCTGTATCTCCTCGACAACCGGGCCGCGCCGCTTGGCTAACGCCGAAGCATCCGACCCCATACGCGCAACGTCTAAGCCCCATACGCTTTTGGTATTCTTGGCGATCTTAATCTCGCGGTTCATGGCTCCATCAATCAACTCAACGGGGATAACCGTATCTTCTTCACGCGGCGGGAAGTTACCGAGAACACGGACGTGATAGGCCGGGCTGTCTTCGCCGTACCGCAACTGCATCTCTCGAACAAACGCATCGGACACGCGTGGGCTGTCGAGGCAGCTAACGTGGAATGTTTTCCATTCGCCCTTAAGCCGGTTGTGCGTATCGTAAAATAACCCTGTGTTTCGTGTTGGGTTTCCGAGAAGAAGCGTCGTCGCGTTGTGGCCGGACATAGAACCAGACGCAGCTTCGTACACACTCTCCGGAATACCGGACGCTTCGTCGGCGACGAGCAGCACGTTATCTGCGTGAATACCCTGCAATGCTTCCGGCGTTTCTGCTCGGCTTGTTCTGGCGGAGATAAACGCTTCGCTGGACGCGGCCTTCAACTCAATACGGTCGGCCTTAACTTCGATCAGAACCTTCAGCACTTCAGGTAGTTCATTCACCCATCGCTTCAGTTCCGCGAACATCGCATCGAACAACTGTGCGGATGTCGGCGCTGTAACAACTACCTTCACCGGATACCGCGTCAGGAAGTAGTGCAGCATGGCCCAGCTTGCGGCTGTAGACTTACCAACACCGTGGCCTGAGCGAACGGAGATACGGCGCTCACCAGAACTAATCGCCTTGAGAAACTCAATCTGCCACGGGTCTGGTTTGGTTCTTAGGATATCGCGCACGAACCCGACGGGATCATCGCGGTACTTCTTCAAAAACTCCAAAAAGAAGTTTGGTTCAGATTTCGTCATTCTTATCTCCCCTGATTACACGTGCGATTGTTTGGTGACTGACCGTGATACCATGACGCTTTGCTACGATAATAGCAATATCGCGGTAGCTATGGCCTTTAACGCGTGCGGCTTTCATTGTAATCAATGCGTCCTGCGCGTTAGGGTCTGGATGCAGCTTGGCCTTGCGGCCTGTGCCTGACTTCTTAAATCCAAATGGCACTTTGCCACCGACGTATCCACCCTGTGAACGCTTGGCTCTTTTACCGGCGGTGACACGTTCTCTGATACGGCGGCGCTCCTCCCCGGAGAAGACGGCCATGATCTCTAGCATGAAGCGTCCGTTCGGGTTGGCCTTGTCCATTACATTGCCGTAGCCGTTGATGATTAGATTAATGTTGGCGCTCTCCCAGTCGGCAATGACATTGAGCGCGTCTCGCGCATCGCGGAACATACGGTCTAGCTTCGATACGATAACGGTATCGCCCGGTCGGAGGAACGCCAGCTTGCAGCCTTCTTCTCGGCGTAGCAGTGGGACACCGCCGGAGACGCCCCGCTCTTCGTAGATATGCTCCAGTTCCAAATTATGTGTGAGCGCAATGCCTTGGATTTGGCGGGCTTGATCGTCGAGCGATGTATTCTCAATCTGGTCCTCAGTTGAGACGCGTGTGTATCCATAAATAGCCAACGTATTTCTCCCGTTTTTCGTAGTGCATCACTGTTACACTCTATTGTTACAATTTGGCAAGCAAAAAAGTACAGAATTTTTTTTGGCTGGGGTGTGAAAAACATAGGGGTACGGGGGGTGGGGGCCACATGCTGATGTCTGTTAGGTTGTACAGACACACCCCCCGCGCGTGGCGGGGGCCGGGGGGGGTCTGATCGAAAGGCTGTTTCGGGCTACATACCCAAAAAGCCACGTATTTCTGCGGGTTTCAGGGTGTAACAGTGTATTAGTGCTGGACCAAATGGGGTCGGAGGCGCACAAAAAGCGAAGCGCGGCGATGCCTCTTTCCTTCCTTAGAGCGGCACGTCGTTCCTGCCCCACTACTTCGTCACGCGTATCTATTCACATTCCGATGTGATTTAGTGACCCTAAAAAAAGGTGAAATAGTTGTTGACACACCGGAACAGTGTTCCTATTCAATGTCTATCAACAACGGAGAGATACCATGACTTATGAAATCGGAGAGAAAGTTTGGGTTCGCAATAGCTGGCAAGATGCCGATTGCTGGACCTCTGGTGTAGTGACAAAGATTACTGCAAAAAGAATTAAGGTTGACAGCGACATTCGTGGCGAAGGTTTCTACAGCCCGCAGAACGTGAAAAAATCCAGCTAACTCCTGGGATTTCCACCCCATAAACAACGAAAGAAGGACTAACCAAATGGCTTTTGATTTATCACAGTATATTCCGTTCAATGTATTTGCGTTCATATGGGTATCCAGCATGTTGGCCGGGATCGCGTTCATTGACCACAACAATAAAAAAGGAGCCTAAACCATGTTTGAAATTAAAGTTATAGACCCATCTGTTGATGATGATGAAAAGGACATCGACCCTGAATTGGATTTGCTACGGGTAGCAGCCCGCGCCATCGAAAAGCACGAGCGGCTCAAAGCCGAACTGCGCCAACACGAACAGCATTTGTCGCGTGTCTGCCAAACCTATGGCCAGCACTATCGCGTCTGGGGTTACAGGCCTGAGCATCTGCGCCAAGCCTGCGTTGCACGGGGGCTGTTGAAATGACTGACCCAGCAGCCGAATGGCAATCAGGATATGACGCTGGCGTCGAAGCCGCCATCAATGCGTTGGAAGCCGACGCCAAGAAGTGCGATTGCTTTGCGTTGGAAGAAAGCGAGTGCGGCTGCGGCGCATGGTGGGATTACAAGACAATTAAGTCAGAACGTGCGGTAGAGATTGTCCGCGCAATAAAGGATCAAAGCAAATGACAAGTGAAGAATTTAAAGCAACACGTGAGAAGCTAAACATGACGCAAGGGCATCTTGCCCGAAAGATTGGGCTGTCCGAAAGGTCGATAAGATACTATGAGCAGGGTGGCCGATCTGTACCGGCTCCCGTCTCTATCCTCTTAGAGACGTTTCTAAGGGGTCTGGAGCGTGCATAGCTACAATCGGGACCGTAACCTAGCAATCGCCCTATATGCCTCTCTATGGGCTTTATATGGGCTTATAGGACTATTTAAAGGATAAGACATGGCCGGACATATTAAACGACGCACCATTGCGTCAAACTTAGACAAGGTTGGTGAGACCGTTTTGCTGGAGAAGATTGCTTCCGGCATGACAATGGCTGGCCTCGCTCGTGAACTCAACATTAGCAACCTATCCCTCTATCATTGGATACGCAAAGACCCGGATCGGGAGGAGCGGTTCAAGCAGGCCCGGACAATCGCGGCGGATCAATGGGCGGATGAGTGCCTCGACATTGCCGACGCTTCGGATAACGTTTCAGCTAATGCCGACAGGCTTAAGATTGAAACGCGCAAATGGCTGGCCGGTGTTGCCGCACCGGAGAAGTTCCAAGCCAAGCCGACCGCAGCGGTCCAAGTCAACGTGAACCAACTTCACCTTGATGCACTGCGCCAGCTAAACTTGGCGTCGTCAAATCCACATGAAGAAGAGATCACCATCGACATCACACCACCCAAGCAAGTCGGCTCTCATAACCTTGATGCGGACGACTTGCCGGGGGTGTTTGACGACGACTAACGTAAAACTCCCATCCGTGCATGGTTTGACCCTTTCGGGCCGGGTTTGTAAAAATCCGTGCATGGTTTGGCTCTCTTAAAAATGGCTGTTTTCTGCCATCCGTGCATGGTTGGGCCAGAAGTGCATGGTTTTTTCAAATTCGCTCTATACATTTTGGGTATTGACTTACATATATACTATAAACTATGTATATACTTACCCTACTGTATAGGGTACAAAGGGACGAAACCTATGCACTTCCGGCCCAACCGTGCACCGATGGCTGTTTTCTGCGGGTTTCCGCTTACGCCAAACCGTGCACGGATTATTTAAACCCGGCCCAACCCGGCCCGAAAGGATAAATATCAATGGCAACCCTTGAATTGATAGCCAAGACATTCAACTACGACCCAGACACCGGAGCACTGACCTACCGTGAGCCAAAAGGATCACTTCCCGCCGAACGCCCAGCAGGCACGGCAACCAAGGCTGGCGTATCTGTCCTATTCCTTGGAGGCAAAATTTTAGCCCACCGAGTTATATGGAACATCATGACAGGCGAATGGCCGCAGCATCCTGTCCGCCATGTCAACGGTAACAAACTGGACAACCGCTGGGGCAATTTAATAGTCGCTGCTCCACTTCGTGAACGCGATCCTATTACCCGCAAGCCAATCAAGTCCGTTACGAACCGCCGTGTCGCACATGGCGTGGGCCGTGTCGATTTCGCTAAGATGGGCGTGATGCTGTTTGAGGCTAACGCTATTATCAACAAAGAGCGCGTTTTCCTAGGCCGTTTTGAGACAGAAGCCGAGGCGCGTGACGCGTTCAAGAACGCAACAGGCTACGGCGCTCCCGGCAGCTTATAAAAAAAGAGGGGGCGTTATGCCCCCTCAATCAACAGCGCCAACATTTAGGTGCGCATTTCAATCTCGGCTGCTCACTTTCTCCTGCGCAGCTATGAGCCGACCAAGATACCATTGGGCCTTTTTCAAGTCCTCAATCGGCTTCCCCTTCCTCTCATAGCGCCACATATATTTCATGATATTGCCCTTGAGGTAGCCAGCATATGCCTCCGGAGCCATCGACGCTTCGATCCCTTCGATGGCCTCGACGCCACCGGACTTATAGTGCGGAGGGCTATTGACCACATCGACCACTTCATCCCCGGCTACCTCATCATTGAGCGCGTCCCTCACTTCCTTATACCGCATAAAATCATTCCCATACATTACACATCCTCCTCGCCTGCTTTGAAGTTAATCTGAACGCCGAAGAAATCGTCGGACTGCTCATCAATCATGGCATTGATAACCATATAGTCCTCATCGCCTATGAGAAGTTCAAGACCACGGAACACACGCTTCGTACGTGTCGCCCGGTCCCTTGTGGGTTCATAGCCATGCGTCTTCATCTCTCCATTGAACTTACGCTGTGACCAGTCACGCCCCTTGGCCTCATTGTTATCCTTGCACCAGTCACGGAAGTCATTGAACGCCTCACCTGTAGTCATCTCATTGTCCACCCCGGCCACGCAACGCTCACTGATCCAGCGGGCCAAGGCGTCTTCTCCCGCGAGATATTCTTCGGTAGCTTGGACCACTATCTGTGGTGGGTTCAATCCCTCCACCATCCAAGCCTTCGCGCCTTCAATAACCCACGCCAAGATGGCCGGATATTCTTCCTTTAGCTTATCGGGAAGGTCCATGTCCTTACGAACTGGCTTATTGTCAAAAGGTATGAGGTGCATACGACGCCGCATGGCATCATCAACGTTAGTAATCTCTGGCTTTGTATTGCCCGCAATAACCAACGTGAACTGCGGCTTAAATTCAAAGGAGTCCTGCCGCATGAAGCGCGCACTGATCTTGTCCCCGCCGGTCAGCGACTTTACTTTGGCTTCGTCCCACTTGCGCGACGGATCAATCTCCTGCGCGTGGACGAGCCTCGCCCCCATCAATGACGCCAACTCTGTTGGATGCCGCTGATTGTTTGACGCCAAGAATACGTCCGCACTGGCTACGGTGGCATAATCGCCAAGGATGTCGCCTATCGCTCCAAGGAACGTCCCTTTGCCATTGCCGCCGGAGCCGTGGGCGAAGGCAAGCACATGCTCTTTGGTACTACCCGTCGCGGAATAGCCAGCCAACCTTTGAAGGTAAGAGATCATCTGACTATCACCGTTGCACGCCTCATTCAGAAACGCCTGCCATTGCGGGGCTGGTTTGCTGAAGTCCGCCTCGACCGATGTGCATTTTGTGCACATGCGAGAACGGTCGTGCGCAAACAAGACCCCCGTCTTCAAGTCCACCATCCCCGACCGAGTGTTGAGGATATAGATGTCCGCGTCTAGCTGTTCGGTGGTCGCCTGCATGGTGGGTTCAACAGCCGCCAGCTTCGCCACGTTTGCGATCACATTGTATGACGCCACACGCTGTGCGATACGCTCACCCTTTTGTGGGCTTTCAATATTCTGCAATGCCTCGGCGGATGCTTGAGCGCAGACCTTGCGGACAATCGAAAGATGCTTCTTCGCCACATCCAACGCCCACTTGTTTCCGTCCCATGCCACCCAGCCCATGCCGCCCACAACGTATCGGATATCCGAAACGTGTAGCCGAGCAACGCGCTGCGCCAATGCAATGTCGCTATACTCAATCGGCGTTTCGCCAGCCGAGGCCACCACGCCGAAGTCTTCGTCGCTGAAATCCGACACATCGAACTCATCGACCTCGCGCTTATAGCCAAAGCCCGCAGCCTTATCTGCCAGCCAATCCCAACCCAACTCATAGGGTGGGTGCATACGGCCAAAGTCTGCTTCGATAGTGTCGAGCGAGTTAACCCCGTCTTCCCAACGCTCGGCCCAGCCTGCGAATATCTCGAACGCATCCGTCTCATTATCAGGGCCACACGCTGCCTTGATGGCATAGCCCATGCGAATGTAGTCGTCACGGTCAGGAAAGTTCGCCGTTGTGTTCGGGATAGCGGTGACGGCAGCAGCCACATGGATAATGCTTGGCGCAGTAAGCGACGCCTGATTGACTGACTGCCGCTCGACTGCTTTCTGTGCCGTCTTATCCGCGTGGATAATCTCGCAGCCCATCATCTCCAACGTCTCCGTCAGATCAGCAAAGAACCGCTCAATCTTTTCCCGCGTAACCTTCTTCAACCCAGCCGGGCCACGTGCCTCCAAGTCCACATCAAGACTGTATGGCTCCTTAGTGATAGGGTGAATACCGGCGATGACGTATTGCTGCCCGTCCCCTAAGAACTCCACAAGCTGCTCGACGCCCCGGTCGTCACGGAACCGCACCTGCATACGGCCGATCTTGTCATCGGTGCGATACATGAACAGCCGCTTAGGATAACGACCGATACGCATCGGGGCTTTGCCCAATGCCTTCACCGCCATATCGCCAATGACACGAGCCAGCCCCTCGTTGACAACATCAATGTCAACCGCAGGATATTTGCTTGCCTTCAAGCCGATATTAGCATGGCTGCGGTCCCACCGCTCAACATCATTCGGCGTCGGCACATAGTCCTGCCAGCCGTAGCCGCCCCATGTGCCTTGTGCATTCTGCCGACCGGGTGCTTTGCCTGCCTGATCCGCTTGGATTTTAGACATGGCTGACAATTCAGCGTTCGGCGGGATAACGGACACGAGATCGGTAAAGCCAATCTCATACAGCGTTTTAAATTTCATTAGTGCAATTCCCTCTTTTCAATTTGGTCGCGTCTTTGCATCAACATATCTACCGCCGCGTCGATGGCGTAAAGCGCAAACTCAGGTTCGGCTTCGTCCAATAGCTTATATGCGGGAGTTGTTATTACTACGCCGCGTTCGAACTCTTCTTCAAAACCTATGATGAATATTGGAACAAACTCAACTTCTTGTTCGTCGTCAATCCATTTTACTTTGTCCATGACGTGTCCCCTTAGTCACCCGCTCGGCCAGTGTAAGACGCTTTATTATCCGCATGGATTTGCTTCGTGCTTCGGCCAGCCAGAAGCGACTGCACATATACAAGAAGATCGTAAGCATCAATCTTCCCTTCAATATAAATTATGTTACCGTCACGACGGGTGATCCCCCGTGCATTGTGGTCGAGCCACTCGGCTAGTTTTGCTGCTTGTACTTGTTTCATTTCAAATGATCTCCTTCTTCAATCCGAGCCGCCAGCCAACGGGTGTCGCGTTCGAACATGCTTATTCTACCAGAGCGAAGCCACGCAAGAAGGGCGTCCTTCTCGTGTACACCTGACGTTTTTTCTACCGTGATTTTTTCTTCGATAGTTTTTGTTGGACGTGTCATTATATTAACTCCTTTATTTTAAAGCCTTTTGTCTGAGCGTAAGCAATGAGATCGTCGATCCACATGATGCCTTTACCTGAAACAAAATACTGATTGACGCCCCGGTAGGGTACGTTCTTGACATCGCCCCATGTGTGGGACGACTGCTCGTACATCCGTATATCCGCACGATGTACCGATGGGTGAGTGCGGCGTAGGAATTGCGCAGCCTCCGCCGCAAGCAATTTAGTATGGCCACTAAACTCACGTCGAGCAACCAGTTCCTCTTTTTTAATCTCGACCGAAATACGCGTAGTGATTTCTGCGTACCGTTCCGTCTTTGATACAGCGGTAGTCCCCGTCTCTTTGAGCCAACCCTTAATTGTTCTGCGGTCGCTGCCGTATAGACGCATAAGTTGAGCGCATGTCATGGTCGGGGCCATCGTGCAGAAGTTATCCGGAACAGACCGCTTCCTTCCGCTTGAACTGACAACAATCTCCGTAAGTTGGAGTTCGTTCATCCAACGAACGACCACCGACCTAATCCGGCCGTAATGCTTAACGAGTTGCGACACATTCATAGTACGGGCCAACTCCCTTAGATCATCCGGCGGTGGCGATTTATGAGAAACAAACTCCCGCTTCAGCCCTATCTTCCTACGCCGAGTATCAATGGCGTCGGCTGAACGGTCAAGCACCTCGGCAATCTGCGCGTACGTCAGATTTTTATGGTAAAGTTCCGTTAGTATGGCGTCCTCTTCGGCCCGCCACGGGGTAAAACTGTTAGACATAAACTCCCTCATTTGTTGTTACCCTTCTTGGGTGGCACAGTTTGAATATCGAATGCAAGAACTTTTTTTTGTTGACGACACTATGCGACTTGTGCCAGCTATATAGAAAGCAAACGTGACACCGACGAAAAAGAGGGAAAGAATATGGTAGTGAGCATCGACTTCGAGACGCGCAGCGCCGTCGATCTTCGCAAGACTGGCGTCTATAAGTACGCTTCTGATCCATCAACCGACATCTGGTGCATGGCATACAAAGCCCCGTGGTCTGACGACGTGCAGGTATGGTTGCCGGGCGATG